ATGGACTGTACCGTAAAAGGCAATCTGCCCTCCGAAATTTTTGAGGACATTAAAAAAATTGCAGACAACAGGATGAATTTTCAACAGTTAAAAAACAAGACTGTTTTCGTGTCGGACTGTCACGGATTTATTGCATATTACATTATATGCACATTGCTTGAGGGCAATGATTTTTTCGAAAACAACACAAGGGTAATCACCCTTGCAAAAAGCCGTGAAGATGCCGAAAAGCAGTTTGGCAGCCTTACTCTCCGCAAAGATTTTGTTGTTGAAATCGGAGAGTCAAAGAACTTTCCGGAGATTGAAAGAGCCGACTTTGTAATATACTGCAACTGCCCGTGTGAGGTTGCAGAGGAAGATTGCAGTAATCCCGAAATTGCGGATGCAATCACTTCGGGCTTTGCAAATGTGCTTGAATATGCAAAAGAGTCAAATGCCGAATCGGTTCTGCTCGTATCTTCATATATGGTTTACGGGGAGGTTTTCAGCGGTAAAAATAACATTTGCGAAAACGACCTCGGCTATCTCGATCCAACCGATGCCGACAGTGCATACGCACAAAGTATGCGTTCAGCCGAAACACTTGCTGTTTGCTATGCTGAAAAGTTCGGTATGAATGTAAAAACCGCCCGTCCCTGCCCCACACTCGGAGGTGTCAGAATGAGCGATGAAAGAAAATGGGCAAAGCTGATTGTCAGTGCGGCAAAAAATCAGAGCATTATGCTTACAGATAACGGCGGTGAAAAGTTCAGCTTTTGCTATGTGACGGACACGGTTTCTGCATTAATTGATATTTTGCTTAGCGGAAAAAGCGGTGAGGCATACAACATTTCAAACGGTAACGCAAATGTGACAATGCGGGAATTTGCACAGCTTGTAAAATCGGCAAATCCCGAAAAGAATCTCTCTGTAGTGTTCGTTCACAGAAAAGATGAAGAAGAACCCGAATTTTCTCCGTCATCCCCCACACCGTATGTTTTGTGCAATGATAAAATAAAATCACTCGGCTTTAGTCCGAAAACCACGCTTAAAGACGGAATAAAACGCAGTATAAGAGCAACAGAACTGCGTGCAGAATTGCGAAGGATAAAGTAATGCGTATTAAAGATTTTTTAAACGAATTTGATGCCGACAGGGCGGCATTGCCCGGAGTTGAAAAAGAAACTCTTGCAAAGCTCAGAAACAAAACAATTGTCATCTCGGGCGGTGAGCTTGCAAGGTGTCTTTGCTATGCCTTTCTGTACAATAACGAGGCTAAAAGGCTCGGAATAAAAGTTATCCTTCTCGGCAAATCACGCAACGCAATGGCATCATACCACAGCGAACTCTTGTTAAGAGATGATTTTGATTTTGTCGATTATAATTCTGCATCAGAAATTTCGAGTGCCGACTATGTAATTACAACAGGAGTCTGCGGTGAACATACGGACAACAACCCACAGATTATGATTGACGGCATTGCAGAGATAAATGCCTGTGCCAAAATTGCTAAAGCCACAGGCGCAAGGGTTGTCGTTGTGAACGACAGCAGAATTTACGGCAAAGCCAAACCGCACAGAGTTTATGCCGAAAACGAGTACGCAGAACTTGACGCAACCTCTCCCTCATCGCTTGCAGGTCAACTTATGAGAACGAGAGAAACCGCCTTGCACTCGGTTTTGAAGAACAGCGAATCAACCGTTACAACGCTCAGAACGGGCATAATTTTGGGAGCGTCAAGCAACTTTACAAGCGTGCTTGATCCTGTTTTTGACGATATAGCCAACCGCCGTGACACAGTTGTTCCTGCAACAAGGGATCGCTGCACCTTTGTTTATATCAACGATGTTTTAAAGGCGATTGTTTTCGCAATGACAAATCTTGAAGAAAACGCAGTTTATAATGTCGGTGGCAAAAACTGCAACGCATCGCTGATTATGATTGCGGCAGTTCTCAACGATATTTACGGCAGTCGCTGTACAATTGAGTCGGGCGATTTTACGGAGCTTGACGGCTGTGCAATTAATTCAAACAAAATTTCCGTAAACGAATGCACTCCCGACATAGACCTTGAAACCATGCTGAAAATCTGCATAATGGACAAGATGAAGTCCGAAAAAGTTCTGCGTATTCCTCACTCACACGAGCGCAGACTTGATTCAATTCACGAAATTCAGCTTGCATTTCTGCTTGAAACCGACAGAATTTGTCGAAAGCATAACATAAAATATTTTCTCGGCGGCGGAACACTTCTCGGTGCAATCCGTCACAAAGGCTTCATTCCGTGGGATGATGATGCCGATATTATGATGTTGCGTGAAGATTTTGACCGATTTTGCGAGATTGCGCCAAAGGAACTTCCGAGCAATATGACTTTTCAATCGTACCATACGGACAAGGCTTGTTTCTATGAATTTGCCAAGGTCAGACTTGACGACACTTTCTTTGCAACCGACTTTGCAAAAGACCATCACGCAATGCACAACGGAATTGCGTTTGATATTTTCTGTCACGACAAAACAGCCAATTCAGCAATCGGACGAAAAATTCATATGGCTGTGACTCTGTTCACAAGAGCGCTGGTGTTCAATAAATGGAATAATCGTAAGGCTGAAAACGGCAGTAGAATCCAGAGCATTGTAACAAATTTCTGCAAAAAAATATTTCCGCTCAGATTCAGTATGTGGCTTGAAGTCCGTACTTTAAAATTCTTTAAAAACAAAAAGAACGCAAAATATCTCTATGACGGAATGGGCAGAAATATTTATAACGGTGCTTTTCCAAAGGAATATCTTGACGATGTTGCTTATGCCGACTTTGAGGGTTACAAGTTCCCCGTGCCAAAGGAATATGACAAGTACCTTACTTTCCTCTACGGCGACTATATGGAGCTTGCACCGCTGTCAACAAGAATGGGGTGCCACGAAATTGCCCTCTGCGACATCGGAAAATATGACGGTTTCAAAATCCGCAAACCCGATTCTGAAAAATAATCAGCGTAAAACAGACCGATAAAGTAAATGTCACTTGACACTTACCTGTCGGTCTGCTATAATAATATAGCACATTTTGGGTGTTGCACAAATAATGGATGCTAAGAGTGACCAACTGCCTTCTAAGCAGTAGGTCAGGGGTAGCGTTGCTAACATATTTCAGTTTAAATGCTCACTATCGACTTCTTGTACACAAAATTAAACATATGCGGATATGGCGGAATTGGCAGACGCGCATGGTTCAGGTCCATGTGAAAGCAATTTCATGCAGGTTCAAGTCCTGTTATCCGCACCAACAGCCGTTTCTTATGTAGGGACGGCTGTTTTCTACCACATTTTCGGTCTGTTTTATGGTGATTTTCAAAATATTTGAATTAATTTTGAATAAAAAGCGAAAATCATGTTGACAAATCCGAAAATATGGTATATAATAATCAAGCTGTTGTTATTAAACAACATTTCGAGGTGTAGCTCAGTTTGGTAGAGTGCTTGGTTTGGGACCAAGATGCCGCAGGTTCAAGTCCTGTCACCTCGACCATAGAAAAAACCGCATTAGAAAGCCATTTTTAAGTTTTTTAGTGCGGTTATTTTTTTGCCTTTCATCTGCTAAAATATGTTAAAATACAAGAAAAACGGTTAAAAATGTTAGGCAAATGCAAGGCAGAAAAAGTGTGATATTCACCTCACCTTTAATTTGTAAACTGTATTCGTGAGCTCGAAAGGATTGCGGAAGAAAATAATAAATAATAACAAACTCCCCTCACCCACTTTTTACGGCGGATGAGGGGAATATTTTTTGCAATTATGTGTTCGGTTTAAAACTTATTTTATTTTTGCTGTGTAGTCGAGGGCAATCCAGCCGGCACCGCTTTTGAGTTTGCCCCACTTTTTTGCGCCTGTGCCTGATTTTTCGGCTACGATCGTGTACGCTCCGCCTTTTGCAATTGAGCCACACACGGCATAGTTTGTGCCTGCGCCTTTGCGGATATTTACGCCGTTCGATGATGTAATCTTTACAAGGTACGGCTTAAAGACTGATGTGCTCGGCTTTGTTGTCGGGGTTGACGGTTTTGCGGTTGCCGATGATGAGCTTGCCGACTTATACTTATAGCCGAAGTAGTTACACATACCCTTGCAGATTGCCTCAGCGATAGCGTTTGTGTTATTGCGAATCCAGTTCGAGCCTGTCACGGTGTCATGAAATTCACACTCAACATACACGGTCAATGCCTTCGGCACATTGATTTCGTAGAGGTCGGTTTTGTAGCTGACTGAATCGTCCTTGCCCGGTGAAATTGCTCCGAGGGCAGACTTGACCGCCTCGGCAGCCTTTCTGCCGTTTGAGTTCAGGCAGAAAACTCTTGTACCGCCTGTGTATTTGCCGTTAAAAGCGTTGGTGTGAATCGGCATATGAATGTCTGCTCCAAACTTATCCGATTCGGGACAGCGTGTCTGCATAAGCGTTCCCGACTTTGCGACCATAACCTCAAAACCGCAACGCTTGAGAGCTTTGGCTGTTGCGGCGGCAATTTTGTCGCACTGAGCCATTTCATTTGTACCGCCCGTTGCATATGTGTTTCTGTTCTGATTTGACGGACTGATATAGATTTTCTTTGCCATTACTATTCCTCGCTTTCATCTGTTTTCACTTCGACTGTTGTCTTTAATCTCTTGACGATTGATACCAAAAATTTCGGCAATGGAATACCGATTTCCGAGAGGTTTTCTAAAATTGAAATCAACTCGTTGACGATAAACCAAATCGTAACAATCATGCCGATACAGTAGTTAATCCGCAGGTCGATTCCGCAGTTGACAAGTGCCGAGCTGATGAGATAGTCGGCAACAATACCGACCGCTACGGCTACGATATAGCCTACCTTTTTGATAATACCTGTTACACCGACACGGCTGTTAAGCGTGTGGCTGATGTATGCCTGTGCCATTCCTGTGATATAGTCGATAATCATTACCGCAATCATCACAGCAAACGGCACAAGTAAGATGTTAAGATATGCGACAATAGCACCGCATACCGTGGCAAATAATGCCTGTAAAATGTTTTCTTTCATTGTTTACACCTCGCTTTCTATCGGCTCATTAATGGTTGGGTCTGTTCCCCAAACTGCCATTACTGCGGCATAGTATTCGTCTGATAACACCGCTCTGAGCTGTTCTCTGCCCGATTTGCTGTTCATGTAGGCATTGCGGATGTTTCCGCCGACCTGCATTTCTTCACCGTTAAAGGTCAAAAACTGCTGTCTGAGTACCGACACGCTGTCCTTTGTGAGCATATCGAGTGTGATTTTTTCTTTAAGTTCCATTATTTTTACCTCCGTTATTTAATTTTGTACAAGCAAATCACATTAATTTGCTCGCCGTCTGCAAATGTGTAAGCCGTCTTATCCTGAGTCGAAAACTGTAGCCAAGTGTTATTTTTCGGAATGGCAAATTTAAAGAGCTTGCCAAGGTTTGAAATACCGACACAAAAAACATTGTCCTCGGAAATACATTTGTACGGCAAATCAATCAGCGGACACATGCTATTGCCGGCAAGAGATACTGCGTTCATTTTGACCGTTGCACTGACGATTACGATGTCACCAATCGTCTTATATGTACAGTTTGCACTTTTGATTTTATCGGTGACGGTTGAATAAGGTGTAAGTGTTGATGTTCCGCTTTCAATATTCGATGAATCGTATTTAGTCGCCAAGGCGGTTTCATCTGCTTTCACAAGCAGAGCGTTGTAAACTGCTCCGCTTGTCAGATAACACGGGCTGTTATTTTTGGGTTCATCATCAAACGGCATTGAATTGAGCTTTTGGGCAAGTTTTTGGTCTGTTTTTTCCTTCGTATATGCGTCCGTAATTCCGTACCCTGCGAGTGTTGTTGCCTTATTGGCTTTACTCGTAAGGGCGTTACTCACATCGGCTATATTAGCTTTGTTTTTCAGCGTAGCCTCAGTGCTCTGCAAACGGGAATTAATCGAATCGACGTCGCTTTTGTTTGCTTTTTTTGTAAGATTTGTGTCAACCGTATCAAGCCTTGCTCCGAGTGAATTAGAATCGCCTCTTGCCGTGGCTATTTCGGTTTCAAGTGCAATTGCTCCGTCTGTTGCCCGTTCAATCCCCTCGTCCATATGGTTGAGGTTGTCGGCAGTCAGCGGAGTTGCTGTTGAGGGAGTGTTTTCCCAGTTCATTCGTGTGTATTTGTTCAATTTCTATTCTCCTTTCGCTGTGATTTTGTCTGTGAGTGCCTGTATGCCTGTAAGCTCTCTTGACAGCACATATGATGTCACGGTTGCGGTTTGCGGAGTGCCGTCAGCGTTATAGGCATAGTTGCCGTCAGCGTCGGTTACATAATATTTAATCTGTATCATATCGCCAGGTTCAACCCACAATCTACCGTCAATGGTTGCCTCGATAGGCTTATAAATTTTATGGTGTATTCGCTTGCCCGTATCGCCTGAAAACAAATTTTCAAACTTATGTATCCACGCACCGCCTTCGTTATCGTTTTCCTGCCATACAAGAATGTTATCTGTCATATCATAGGTTTTACCGCCTAAAAACTTGTAGCTACGCACCTTTGCGGTTCGTGTAGAACCTCCGATTGCAAAGTCAATAGTCCCGTATGTACCACTTGACTTTTCATCAGCATTGAATACCTCGTAAAAGTCATATTTTTCTGCTTTTGTTGTATCGGTTTCAAGGTTGACAAAAACAATGTTACCGCCTTTTCGGTTATCGGGTTTAACAAAAGCAAACACACCGAGCATTTCCGCTGTATAATTAAGCAATTGACCGTAATTAACCTTTTCGGAATCATCAAGCCATACTTTGTTAAAAATTTTCATATTCTTAACAGTCAGATTCTCAACCTTGTTGATAACCTCGTTAAGTAAACGGTCGGATAAAAAATGGGCATCAGGTTGACCGCATAGGTTAATAAATTTTTCAGAAACCATTGCCAACAGTGCATAGACCGAAATGCCGTCAGAATTGTTATTCCAGAGCTTTTGCAGATAGTTTGTGCAGTCGGTTTCATAAAGCTGTGAAATCACATCATAGGCGGTTATGCTGATTTTGTTCTGATCCGTTTTATTGACCTCGGCTTTGTCAATCATACCGTTAAAAATGCACCACGACTTTGTTGTCACGGCTTCGCCCGGATAGAGAGTGTCGCTTGGATATAATGAACTGCTCGGCAGTATCGGAGAGCCTGACGGAAAAGTTTGTGTCAGCTTAACTAAAATCCAACAACCGACAAGTTTTGAAACATCAAAGGTTCTGCCAACGGTGTTCAGCAGTCCGATTTTAAATTCTGAGGCAATGCAACCGCCAAACTTCAACTTATTTTCGTCACAAATCGACTGTTTAAGGCTCATACTTTCGCTTTCAATGTTGGTTTCGGTGATGACATCAAACTTACTGTCAGATGAAAAGATTTCAAGCTTGTTTGAAATCAGTTCGTTAATGATTTTCTGCTTGTGCGTACTTGAAATAGATAGCAATCTGTCGCCCCCTTAATACTCAATAAAAGTGAAAGTCACGGCATTGTATATAATGTTGTTTTTGGTGATTTTCTTGACCTGATAGGTGATGTCGGGCATATAGGCGGTCATTGTGCGATATGCAAGAAGTTCATCGTCCCAATACTCTACACGGATTTTACGCTGCTGAGAGTTATCCCACGAACTATTCAAAGCATTTCTAATCGACTGCATTTGTGCAAGGGTGAGTTTGTCAACGGTTGTAAACTCAATTTTCGACTTGTAATTTGGCGAAGTTGTTCGGTGCAGAAGATTGTTGCTGTCACGGTATGCCTTGATTTCGGTTCTCTGGAGCGGAGTGCCGTTGTAGTTGTCCTTTGCAATAAGCTCGTGCGGAAACAGCTTACCGCTCTTAGGAAACCTTATTAAATAGCCTTTAAAATTTGCCATGTCATCATCTCCTAACCTAAAACACCGACACCGTGACGCTTTTTGACTGCGTTGTTGCGTTTTACAATGTTGTTAAAAATCACTTCGCCGTCAAGATTTACAGTAAGGTTAATGTCACCGCTGTCACCTGTTGAGCCTATTTCTGCCATAGCCTCAATAAGTGCCTGTTTGATAGTTGAAATCGGCGAAACAACCTCAGCCTCACGCTTGTTATCACCGAGTACAGCAAGAAATTCACCGTAATTTGCAGGAACAACCGTTCCTGTGGCAAGTCGGGGAACTGTGATGTTAGGTAAATTAACATTGCCGTTTATGCCGCCGAGTGCCTCATAAGCAATCTTTGCCGCTGTACTCATTCCGCCTGAAATAGCACTGCCGAGGCTGTTGAACGGATCTATAAAGTTGTTTAAGAAGTTCTGAACAACACCTAAAAATCCGTTCATAGGCTTTTTTACAGCACTCTTGATACCCTCAAAAGCATTTGAGAAAACGCTTGAAATCGGATTGATATGTGTTGAAATAAAGCTAAGCAGTCTTGCAAGCGGATTTTTCAAGGCATATATTCTGTCACGAATGCCGTTTGCAAGACCTTGAACCGTGTAACCGCCTCTTTCATACATTTCTGTTGACGGGGAATGAATTCCCATCGTGGTATCATATTCTGAAAGCACAGTAGAAGCAAGACCGTGACTGTTTTTGACAAGCGCACCTTTGTATGCGTCTGTACCCTCAACAAGACCGAGAACCGTGTTTTTACCTGTATCTTTTGCAGCTTTTTGCAAATTGTTCAAAGATTTCCACTGCGAATTTTGAACATCCGTTGTACTGATAAGACCTGCATTATACGCCATAAGAACAGCGGCGGCGTCTGAATAGTTGCCATTAACAACCTTTTGTACATCTGTAAGGTCATCACCCGTCATAGTCAGTTTGTTCATAGCGGCAACAGCTTTATTTACCGAACTTGTTGCACCGTCAAGAGATTTTGTTTTGCTCTGAATATTCTCGAAGTATTCAATGCCCTCTTTCCATAAAGCGTCGTTTTTAGCACCGCCACCAAAATAGTAATTTTCAAGAGCCTGCATACTTTTGCCGTTTTTCTCAAGCCACTTTTTCAGTTTTTTCTGTTCGTTTTCAAGGTCTTTTTTCTTGTTGTTATAATCTGATTTTGCACTGCTGTATTTCTTTGACGCAAGAATTCGTTCTTTGCTATTTTCAGAAGATAATTCAGCTAATGCGGCACTATTTGCAAGTTGTTGATATTTATCAATTGTACTGTCAATAACCTTTTGCACCTCGGCTAAATCACCATTTAAGTGTACTTTGCCGTCAGCACTGACAGTAACATACTGATTCCACACATCGCTGAAACCGTCAACATTGTTTTTAAAATATGTAACAATGGTTTCAAGCTGTGCCTGCTCTTCTGGACTAAGCGTAGCTTTCTGTAACAGTTCATCAAGTTTCTGTTGGTAACTGTCAACAAGTGTATTGTCTGCATACAAGCTGTCCATTCGTTCAAGAGTGTCTGACAAATTATCCTCAATACCTTGCGTAGTTGTATCAAGCCTTGATTTTATACCGTCAATTTCATCAGCAAATTTTTTAGCTTCGGAATTACTCCAAACAAGCTGATTATATACAGTAACTGCAGTCACAAGTCCGGTGATGGCACCGGCAACGGCTAAGATTGGATTTGCAGAAACAGTTGTCAAAAATAACTCTATAGCATTTTTGACTTTGTCAATTCCGCTTGCAATCGCTTGTCCTGCCTTGAAAACAACAACAGCTGTACCGACTGCAGTAATGCCGCCTGCGATAGCGTACAAGGTTTTGTCACTAATAGATTTAACTATTTTGCTTAACAGTTTCAACGCTCCTGCAAGGGCTTCTACAAGTTTCGGAACTGCTTCTTCAATTGTCCATTTTGCAAGTAGGAGAATATTCTTGTATGCCTGTTTCAGCTTATCTCCGCAGGCTTTGAGCAAATCCCTGAACGCCTGTCCGAGGTTGGCAACAGCTGATACAAGCGGTGACAAATCAAGACTTTCAAGCCATTCAAGGCGAATCTCTGACATATCGCTCAAAAAGCCTGTGATATCTTCAACAATGCCAAGGATTGCTTCCCAAATCTTTTTGCCCGATTCATTTTTGTCCCAAGCCTGTTTGATTTTAGTCCGCAGAGTTTTGGTGTAGTTGTTACAGTTTTTGATGATATTCAGAATATTAGTCCAAATTCTCTCACCAGTGCCGTTATTCCAAACTTTGCGAAAATCCTCTGCAATCGTGTTTACAAGTTCAAGCAAGCTGTTCCATTTGTCGATAATGGATTGCACAACCTCGTCACCAAGTCCTGCCTTATTCCAAGCCTTTGTAAACGCTCCCGAAATATCACCGATGATGTCAAAAACATTTTTCAAAAGCTGTTTGATGTTTCCAACAATCTTTTCGCCTGTGCCGTTTTTCCACACTCTCTTCCACGATTCACCGATTGAAACAAAAGCATTTTTCAGATTATTCAAGGCTCTTTTAATGCTGTCAAAAACCTTGTTTGTACGCTTTTCAATCGCTGTTGCGGCAGTATCAAGTGCGTTAACTGCGGCTTTAGAGGATTTCTTTGTGGGGCTGTTTACTGCTGTGCTGTCATCTGACGAACTGTTTTCAAGGCTCATCACATTGAGCCTGTCAAATCCTTGAAGATTGTCTTTAATTTCCTTTGTCTTTTTCGATGTTGTGGCAAGTGCAGAGTTTGCACTCTTTGTTTCATCGGCGAGGTCTGTCATTTCAGAGCTTGCGGAATTTGCGGAATTGTCGGTTGCAGATGAATAGCCGAAAACCTGTTTCGTAAAGCTTTTGAATTTTTCCGTTGCAACATCTAATTTTTCGATAAAGGAATTAAGATTTTTTAACAGCGGAGAAAACACATTGATAAGACCTTGACCGAGTGTAGCTTTCAGGCTGTCAAGTCGGAGCTGTAAAATTTTTGTCTGATTCGCCCAACTGTCTTGCGTTCGGGCAAAGTCACCTGTCGCATTGGCAAGCTGGTCTTGCACAAACTTGTAACGCAATGTTACTTTTTCGGCTTCGGTCATTTTAGCTGTGGTCTTACCATAGCCGTTTGCAAGGGCATAACTGTCAAGGGCGGTCTGTGTCATTACAATACCTAAATCTTTTAAAGTTTCGGTTTCGCCCGAAAATACTGATTTAAGTTTTGTATAGGCTTCGTCCTGTCTGATGTTGTAGAATGAAGCAACATCGCCTGCAAGTCCTGTCAGCGTGGTTGACATATCATAGGCTTCTTTCTCTGTAAAACCGAAAGCCTCAGCCATTGAGCCGAAAGTACCGACATACCGCTTTGCCATTGTTTCGGACAAACCAAAAGAATTAGCTGCACTTTTTGCCCACTTGTCAACCTGTTTGGTCATTGCCGGAAAAGTAACATCAACAACATTCTGCACCTCCGCAAGGTCAGAACCAAGCTCAATGCACTCTTTGCCGAAATTTGTAATGGCATAAGTACTGAAAGCAACAGCGGCAGTCTTTGCAAAGGTCTTAAGCTGATTTTTTACCCTTTCGATTGATTTGGTAACAGTAGTATTAACCTGTGCCAAACCGCCGTTAAAACCCGATGTATCAAGTTTCGTGTCAAAATTCAGATAACCGTCAACCGCCAAATTTTCACATCCTTTCATTTAAAAATGGGCATAAAAACAGCGCACACCGTTATGATGTACGCTAATAAAATTTTGCAAAAGAACAGCCACCCCGTTTGGAGTGGCTTTTTTGTTATTGTAATACTATTGAATCAATTATTGCCGATAACAGAGTTTCATCTTCCTCTGAAATAGGCTCGGTTGAGGAATAAGAAAAATTGTATGCACCGTCATTCCATAAAAAAGCATAAGTGTGTGCATATACACCTTCCATTTTATACGAAAATTCTATTCCATAACACGATGCTATTTCTAAATATTTTTTGCTGGATAATTCAAAGTCCCTATCACCTTTCATTCCCTCCACAATACTATCTAAAAGTTCATTAGCCTGCGATTCGGTGTATAAAAGAATATCGTCACTCAATTCCGTATAACTTACAAGAAGATTATCATTTTCTGGACTTTTGTGATTAAAAATCAATCCGCTTGTACCTTTTGTTTCAAACTGTGACGGAGTACAGTATTTAATATCTTTTAAGGTGTTTTCGATAGCTAAATCGTACTCTGCCTTTGTTGTTTCCTGCACCGTTGTGGGAATTTCTGTCGTCACAGGTTCAGTGGTTTCAGCCTTTATATCGGTGTTTGAACTGCTTTCCGCTGTTGTACCGCAACCAACAAGCGATACTGCAAAAACTGCGGTTAATGCTAACGCTATGAGTTTTTTCATCATTCATCCTCCTAAATGTTAAAATAATATAGTTTTTACTTAATCATACACTAACATTTAGAGAATGTCAACAATATGTGATAAGATACTACACTACACAAGCGAATTTATGAAGTCAAGTTCTTCTTTATCTTCGGCTGTGAGTTTGGGCTTTAGGTCGATAAGTTCTTTATGTTCATTGTAGAAATCCCGTTCGGTTTTGTCGAGCTTCTTATGCTTTGCCTTTTTGGTGCGTATTGAAATCACCTGTGTAAACAAGCCGTCGCCCACTTCATTGAACAAGCCGAGAAAAGTCCACCAGTGCATATAATCGACTGTGCGTGTTTCCGCTCCTGCAACCTTATTGAGAGCAGGGAAGATTATATGTCCGTCCTGTTCCCAATCAAGCACCCTGACGGGCATTTGTCGGCTTTGCGGAATATCTCCGCCGTCAAGATACCAAGTTGCCCTGTCAAGTGCCTTTTGGTAATTTTCGGGAATCTCCTTGTAAAGGCACTCGACACACACTCGGCATTTTTCAAAATCGTTCAGATCATCGTCTGCATAGGCTTTGAAAATCAGCAGAGCAACACGGAAGTCGGAATTGATTTCGTAGTTTCTGCCGTCAACCTCAAGGCTTTTCGGCAGTAATTCAATCACTTTTTCACCTGTGAAGTGTATTTGCCGACTTTCTCATCGGAAATTTTCTGTGCCGATTCAAAATCAGCCTGCATAACAGGAATAAGCACTTCAAGGAAGTTTTCAAAAATCGGCTTACCGCCCGCAAGTGAAAGACAGTTAATTTCACCAAAGGCAACCGTGCAGACATCCGAACCGAAAATGTAGTTAATCTGTTCTCTGATGTCCTTGTCGCACTCGGTGATAAGCTGAATTGCGTCTGTGTTTTCAGCTTTTTCAGCGTTTTCATACTTCTTCTGAATCTGCTCAATATTCTTGACTGCCTCGTTGAGCCTTGCAAGAATGCCCACATCCGCGGTATTGATACGGATTACTGCGTTTTCGTCATCGCCAATCTGATACTCCTTGTAACCTCTGTCAAAAACAAGTTTCTGCATAAATCAATCCCTCCTCAAAGATTAAACCGTTGCGGTAAAGGACGGCACTTTCTTCTCAATTGTAGCCGTACCCTGCTGTCTGTCGCCGTTGAATGCGATATTGAACGGAATGTTCACACCGCCCTGAGCACCGCCGTAGGACTGTGGCTTTACGATACAGGTTTCAGTCCAAGCGTCATACGGACCTGTCTTCTTATCAACAAGGACTTCAAGAATTGCAGTCTTGCAGTCGTCGCCTGTAAGGCGGTTCATTGCAATATCCTTAATCTTTTCATAGATTGCATCGCCTGTATTTGCGTAATAAGTGTCTGCGTCAATTGACGGTTCATAGCCGTTATCGTTTACAACGGTTTCATCAAGAATGTTCTTGACTGTTTCTGTGTCGGGGTTGAGTTCAACGGACATATCTTCAATATCTCTGCCAATCAAAAACCACTTAGGGGTTTCGCCTGTGCCGAACGAAGCGTCAATGTAGTGCATAAGATAACTTCTTTTGAGTTTACCGATATCGGGTGTTGTTGCCATAATTAAAATTCCTCACTTTCGATTTTGTAATCTGCGGTAATCTGTAACTGATACATTACATTACCAATTAAATTGCTGTCGGGTATGTCATAAAGCATACCGTTTGAACAGGTTATTTTTGTGAGCGTACCTGCAAGCTCATTGTTGCCAACCGTTACGGTCAGCGTTTGCCCGTTCACCTGTTTTTCAAGCCACAGCTGTAACTCGTTAATAAGTCCGCTGTTGGCAAGTCGGTCATAGTCATTAACCGACTGATAAACAGCGTACAAGATGAATGTGTGCTGTCGCTCCTGATTACCGAGAACATCGGATTTAATCAGTGTGTCGCCTGTCGGAGATAAGCCGTAGCTGTCGGTGTCAGGGGTTGTGTAGTCAATGTGCAGAACATCGTTCAGCTTTGGAAAGCTCATCACAATGCTCTGCATAAGTTCAATTATGTTCATTCTGCCGTACCTCCTGCCACTTTAGCAGCACCCTGTAAAATCTCTTTTTTACGGTCGGCTTTCATTCGTTCAAACCACATCTTGCCGGCAAGAGGGTGCTTTGCCCGAGAATAAACAAGCATTTTCCCTGTGGGGTGTTTCTTCTGTCCTTTAGGGCTGAAATAACCCACAATAACACCGTTTTCCTTAATCGGGATATTGGGACCGTAAACCTTGCCGTAGTAGAGATACCTCGCATACGGTGTGTTCTGATGAATTTCGCCCGAGCCTATAACCGTTGAGAGGGTTGCCGACTTTTCAAGCACACCGTTTCTGAACGGTGTATAGGGTTTCATTAATCGTAAAACCGTGCTGTCAACATACTTTTGCACCTTTAATACATCGGCATTTTTGCGGACTGCAAACTTTTTATCCCAAAGGAAACCTGCCGTTCCGTTTTTTGACCTAATGACAAAATCGGGCGGTTGAACAATCCTCATACAATCACCTCGCCGAAATTTTGATGTGCTGTAAATCGGTTACGCCGTAGAGCTTTTCATCAATCGACATAACCGCATAGCACCTGTGTTTTTGCTTTAGCGTTTTAAGGCTTTGTGACACGCTCTGATGGTTTGAATTATCAAAGGTAAAATTACTCTCGCCCTTAATAATAATGTCCTGTGCGCTGTTCTGAGGGGTGCATAGCTGACCTGCAAAAAGGTTTTCGCTCGGCTTTAAAAAGCCGGGCAAAAGCCCTGCGGATTCAATCGGGATATACACCGTCACGCTGTCAGCGTTCTGCATTCCGCTTTTAAGCACATTGCGAGCCTTGTTCTCCTGCCAATGACATTCGGGAATGAAATATCGGTCATAACCCGAGCCGTTGAATCTGTAGATTGTGCAGGAGCTTTCAGGGGTAATAATCATCTGCGACCACCTCTGTACAGCAAATCGGTGTCGGCAAGATACTTGTAAATTGTGTGTCTGACAGCCTTTTTATGGGCGGTTTTACGCTCTTCTTCGGACACATAGCTTACGGATTCATCACCGACGCTTGCAGATGAAATTCCTGAATTTGCGGACTGCTTTTCATCGTTATATACAAGCTCTGCAAGCTCACAACAGCAGAGTTTTACGCTTTCGGGAATATTGTTCCCGTCAACATTTTCGCCTGTGTATGCCTTAATGAGCAGGGTTGCAGAGCGTGCATAATAATCAAAGGCGGAAACAATGACCGCCTTTCTGCCACAGAGATATTCAGAGATGTAATAGCCTTCATTGGCATAAGCGGTCATAGTAACACTCCTTTAAGCCTCTACAGCTGAATGGCAGTAGATACCTGCTTTTTTATTCTCGTAAACATCGGCAATACCGACCATACGATAACCAAACTTCCAACCGTCAGAACTCTGATTAACTGACGGCTCAATAACCTTTGTGTCAAGGTGCTTTGTGAACTGAATCGGAGCAGAGCCGTGAATAATCATAAAGTTGATATTCTTGCCCGAAGTCGCCTTTTTGTAACCGCCCTTTTCCTTGCTTGAGGATGTGCCGTCAAGCTGTTCAATTGCTGTATAGAATCTTGACTGTGGCACAAGTGTGGTATCTGCAAAACGGCTGAGAACCTCCCTTGACTTTGTTGTATCAAGATCCTGCACAAGACCGTAAAGCGGTGATGTGATGAAAAGGTGTCTGTTCTCGAAAGGAACTTCGTCCTCATCCATTTTTGTTGAGGCTGTGCGGAGAGCCTTTACAACCTCTTCGCCTGTTGTGAGAGTTGCACTCACGGACGAAATACCGCTTGTACCGGCATACTTTGCAAAGCGGAAAGCGTCAAGCTCGGGAACAACCTTTGTGCGGATAAACTCGCCCGAAAGTCTGCCGAATGCAATGCCTGCCGTTTCTGCATTATCCATTGTGTCAACCGTGAACATTCTGCCACGGTCAAAGTTACATTTCACGGTTTCGTTCGTAAGCTCAACATCGCCGTCAACATAACCGCTGTTGCGTGAGTAGTCTGCAAGACCGTCCATTGTGAGCATCGGAATGATAAGCTCGTTTGCGTTAGCGCCCTGTGTTGCAAGGTCTGACGCACCGTCAATTTTGCTTGTGAGTGCCGACTGCTTATAGACCTCATCAAGCAACGCTGTGTACTGCTTAAAAAGTGCAATTGTGTTTGCCATAATAAAATCACCTCATAGATTTAATAAAATTATTTCTTTTCGGCAGAAAGTCCCATAGCCGCACGCATTGACGCAAGCGGATTTGAGCCTGTACCGCCGTTACCTGTATCGGTTGCACCGACAGGATTCTGAAAAGGCTCATCAGAACCGAACATATAGCCGTTTTCGTACTTAACCTGTTCGAGAGCCTTTTTGATGTCATCTGCCTGATTTTTAGATGTTTTCAGGTTTTCAAGGTCAAGCAGAGCCTTGACAGCCTTTGCATTTTTCGCACCGCTTTCCGAAATTGCACCGTCAAGCACCGAGTTAAATTCCATATCCGCAATCCTTGTCTGATATTCATTCTCTTTGGTTGCAAGGTCGCCGTTGAGCTTTTCGATTTCGCCCTTGAGCTCGTCCACATTGACCCCCTCAAACTTTTTGAGTGCAGTCTGTGCAGTTTCAAGCTGTGACTTGTAGTTGTCCCTTGATGTGCGGAGCTTTTCAACCTCTGATACGGTTTTGTAATTATCCGCAAAGGCTTTTTCAAAGTCTACCTTTTTATCTTCGGGAACTGTAAAGCCGATTTCGGAGAGAAGTGTGTGTATATTCTTCATAGTAAATCCTTTCTGCATAGCTTGTATTCCGCTTTGCCTGCGGTAGAAATTCAGCCGTTATAACCTACGGCATGGTAAAATAAAAGCACCTATGCAATCAAATGCAAGGGCGCTTAATCTGTTTTTTCTGTTTTAACTGCTTTGGCTCTCGGCTTTTTGGGAGCGTCAGACTTGACCTCTTCTGCAAAACCGCCGTCAATGAGTTCCTTTGCTCTCTGCTCGGAGCATTCAAAAACTTCATTCACAGGTCGGGTTACATAGCCGTTCTGTTTATCATTAAATGCTGTTGTTACTCTGATTTTCATTCTGTCACCACCTTTCTAAACTGGTCGAAATCGACGGGTTTAAATGCAATAAAAAAGCACTCTGATCTCTCAAAGTGCTGATTCGATGTGTTAAGTTTTGTCTTGGTAAGTTACAGGCAAGTTAAACAACAAAACCGCCCTTTTTACGGAGCGGTTAGTCTTGATGAAACGGATTATTTTTGGACTTTTCTCTGCCTATTTCTGTAAATCTTTCTAAGGCTTTTTCCTTTTCGTCTTCAGTAGCTTTTACACCGTTTTTTTCGTGTATAATATCGTATAATTTTCTTTCCTCATCAGTAAAATGTAACATCATAACTTATTCACCCACCAAATTTATTAGGTCAGAAGCAAGTTCTTTTTCAGGAACAGTAAAAACTTCTGCGACTATTTCTGTGTACTTATGCCTATCATAGCCCGACTGCGCATATTCAGAAATTAGTGTATCTAAATTCTTGCTAATTCCTTTATTTTGGATATAAGACAAAATCTTTTCATCAATAATACCCTTTGCTTTATTATACTCTATATTTTTGACTTTTGCAAGATTTTTAATACTGTCGTAATAGTATTTGTGACCTAATTCGTGAAGTAGTGGAGCAAATTCAGTTTTGTTTGCAAACATATCTTTTTGTTTGTTCACATAAGATATGATTTTACTTGCGGTATCATACTTGCTATTGATGTATAAAATGCCTGTAGATTTGTCATAACCGCCTATTGCGTCAATTCCGAAATTATTCTTTTCAAAATCAATTACGGCTACTTTCGGTAATTCCATTTCAACAGGTAAATTATTACTAATTGAATCAAGTAATTTTTCGGTAAGTCTTACCGCCTTGTTTCTTCGTGTATTCTCAATGTCAGTAACAATATCAAATTTACTGTTTTCAACTTTCTTGATTTTAATAGAATTGTTATTAAAATCAATTGAGCTTGGCGGAGAAAATTTAGGTCTAAAACTCTTTGACATATAGTCAACGGATTTTTCGACTGTATCACCCGAGAATTTTGCGTTATCAACAATTTTTCGCATTGCGTTATAGCTGTTCGGCAAATATTTCTTGATATATTCTAATTCAGCACCGCCGTTGACTTCGGCACTCATAATGTTTGCCCACATTTCTGACGATGCGTCAAAAACTCGGTATTCTCTCATTACTTTGCCCTGATTGCTTGCGTCAATTCCAATTTCTTTGTATGCGACTTTTATTCCTTGAATATCCTTTTGCTCTTTTGCAATTTGGAATTTCTTATTATAATAACTGTTTCCGTGACCTTGCTTAATTCTTACACCGAGTAAGCCGTCAAATGCGTCCTGTATACTGCCGGAAAGACCGTTGTGTGCTAAAAGTTCTTTCCTCAATTCATAAGGATCTTGGTCGTAAAGACTTTCCAAAAATTCTCTGTCTTTTCGTGCAGCTTCAAGAAATTCATCCGATGAACTTGCAATTTTTTTAAGCATAAATTTCTGATATTTAGTGTGTTCGACAATGGTGTCAATCTCACTGAAATGTAAGCCCTCAAATTCTGCTTTTTGGTCAAAAAAGTGTGCATATTCGTGTGCGACTGTACTGTATTTACTCACTCCGCTGTCAATGATCCACTGAGGTTCATAGCTGAAAATCAAGCGATTGTAAGCAGGCATATAACCCCCCTGATTTTCTTTGTACAACACTTCTCCGACCTCATCGGCATATTGCACATATAATTTCTTGACCGATTCATTTTCGGAATCAGCTAACAACTGTATAAATTCGTTGTAGTCGGTTTCGGTCATAGCACTCTTGAGCTTTGTTGTGTTCTCTGCAATCTCAGCCGTTCCTATCTTTTTAGGCTTTTTAATTTCAGCAGATTTTGCAACTGCTTCACTTGAAATCTTGTTGACATTCCCTGCTTTTTTCGGGAGTTTTGAGCCTAAAGCATTTTTGCCGTTTACGGTTACTCTTTCCCATTGCTGAGGCAACCCCATAGCTTTGGAAAACTTTACATATTCATCCTGTCGCTGAAAGTATTTTGCCTTTGCGCCTGTGATTGTATCGTCATCGGCACCGCCCTGTGTGAGCAGTTCAATCTGCTGACGGTCGGCACGCATTGCGGTTTCAAGCCGTCTTTGCCTTTGCTGTGCTTCATATGCCGTGTACTGTCTGCCGTTGTATTCTTTCGGCGTGTTCTCTTCCTCGTTCATACGGTCAAGTTCTTCTTCGCTGTATGTCGGGGTGTCAATTCCTTTCATAAACGGCGAATAGCTGTGATAGCAATTCGCACCGCAAAGTCCTGTGACCGTACCCAATCCGCAGACGGTTTCAAGTTCCTTTTTGCTGTACACTCTGCCCTGCCACACCTGATGTGTCGGTCTTGCCCCACGGTGATAGCTGACCTCGAAATATTCCGTGCCGAGCTGTTCGGCGTTGTCCTCGTTGACCTTTGCAACCACCTGATTAAAACCTGTCATCAATGCCCTGCGAACCGCCACATCAACACGATTGCTCCAACCGCTTGCATAATCAACGGTACGCAATCCGCTGTCGGTCATAGCTTTAACCGCTTTTTTAAGGACTGTGTTATAATCAACCGCACCGCTTGCAATCTGCATAAGTCCGTTGTCAAGAGTGCGTTGGTAAAAGTCCGCAAGCGGAGTAAATGACAGCGTATTGTCGGCATCTCTCACGGCGAATCCGAGTGAGCCTGTAATGTTCCTGTACTCCGATTTTGTCTGATTTTTGACCGCCTTTACAAGTTGTTGCAACTGTTTATTTTCTGCATAAGGAATATACTCTTTGCCCTTGCTTGTATAAAGCTCCTCATTTCTTGCATATCCCGATTTCACGACTTCGTCATAGATTCTGTCGATTTCATCGTCAGACACATCGAGCGTGCTTTGAATAAGGCTGTCTATTTCATCCTTACTCACGCCCAATTCATACAAGCGGTTTATCTGCCAATCGGCGGCAGAGGTTATCTCCTCACCGTTAGCTTTCAAACGCCCCGTAAGGTCGGACATAATGTTCAATTGCAAACTGCGGTACAGCTGTTCCATAGCCGAGGGCAAAGCCTCAATTTCAGTCGGAGTGAACATTATTCGATAACCTCAGAGGACTGCGGAAGATTCTTTTTCGCTGTCTTTTCGTCTTCTCCATACCACTTCATACGGTACTCATCAGGTCGCATAATACCGAGGTTCAAATCCTGAATATCCTGCTTGCGTTCGGTTTCTTCGTCAGTCAAAATACTGTCCTTAAAATCACACACAAACGAATAACCGCTTGTTGTCAGCGAATTGTAAAAGGCAAGAGCATACACCAAATCATCAAGGCAATAGCGAAGTTGTTTCTGAATTGCCGACACGGTGTTGTACTTCCTGTCCTTTGCCGACTTAATCTCCGTAGCAGTCTTTGCAACTGTTTCGGGGTTTGAAAGGTCACCGTATGCAAGACCGACCGCAAATTCAATCATACGCAGATATGTATTCAAGCCGTCCGTAATGTCGGACTGTCGGAACGCAGGCGAAAAGTCCTTGAACAGTTCTTCGTCGCCCAAATCCACATCAACGGCACGGTACAAACGCCTGTTAAGTCTGTCGGCTTTGCCGTCCTTTAATGCGGCAGAATCAACATGAATCGCACGCTCTCCGCTTTCAAATTCCCAGTCAAGCCGTCCGAACTGCATATCGGCTTTCTGAATGATTTCAAGTCCGCTGTCAAAAATCGACATACCGCAGGACGAGCCGTCAATCGTGTTTTTAATCGGCACTCTGAAATAACCGAACGCAGGTCTTTTCATATCGGGGTATGTGACCGCAGGCGGTAAGTCTGCCCACTCGTCAATGACAGCGAGAGGAATTTCAGTACCGAGAACCTCGGATGATGACGAACGGTAAGCCGTGTTAGTAACCGTCAAGCCCTTGTCCTTATCAAGGCTGTGATATTCAAGCCTTGTGTAGTAGTTGTCACCGATTTTCTTAAATTCGGGGAAGATGACCTTTACAAGCCTGTGCTTTGCGTCAAACTCAATCGGCACAAAAGCATTTGCAGAAATGTACTGCACCCTGTCACCGCCCAAAGGCTTGATAACCATTGCACCTGTTGCAAGACCTGACTGTAACTCCGAATTAAGCTCCTCGGTTGCAGTTTCAAACAATTTTGACAGCGTTTCATTTGAGATGTTCACCGTCATTTCGTTAAGCGTAATGTTAGCAAACTCCCTTGTGATTGACTGCTCAAGCCTCAAACTGATGACATTTTCATCAAGCCACGGAGCTTTGCCAACATAGCAGTTTTGCCACACGGCGATAGCCTTTTGCATTTCTGCTGTAATCGCAAGCCGTAAATTAAGCGCCTGCCGAATATTTTCAAGCGGAAACATTCGCCTCCACACTCCCTTCAAAAAATCTATAAGTCCCATTATTCACCTCTGCGTTTCCATACTCTGTTCATTGCATATCTGACAGCGTCAATATGGTGGTTGTCCTTATCGGGATAACCGCTGATAACATTGCCGTCCTTGTCACGCTCGTATTCATAGTCGAGAAACTCCTGTGCAGTATGCGGACAGCGTGTGTTATCAATCACAATCTCCCGTAAAGACTGCAACCACTTCATTGAGTAAACAACCGAACCGGGTCCTTTTTCTGCCGAACGAGCCATTAAACCGTCAGCCCTGTAATCGCCGACTGACTTCTGTTCTGCACTGTCGCAAGTGATTAAATCATTGCTTGTAACTCCGTGCTTAGTTCTGAGCAATTCGGCTGTTTCTTTGTTGCTTTTTTTGTTGCAATGTTCCTCTTCAAAAATAATGAGCTTGTGGTGACTTGGAATATAAGTCATACAATCATAGGCAAACGGATCAGGATACCAGCCCCAGTCAACTCCTCTGTAAAATCTGTCAAAGGTTTGAATTTCGTCATCTGTGACCTCACGAATAACAACATTATCAAATACATTGCCGCCTGTGCCGTTAGCAATGCCCATATACTCGTTTTCATAGGCGGTAGGGTTTGTTTCTTTCAGGAACTCTGCGTCATCTATAAACGGCTTTCCGAGCCATTTTGACGGTACCGTAAGGTATGTACTCTCAATAACGAGCCTGTCTTGACGGGGAATTTTAACATACTTGTTCGCCCAGTTCTGTGCAGATTTCGGAGGGTTGAACGATTTAAATTTAAAAGCCGTGTCACCGCCGCGAATCACCGACTGTTCAATCTTTCTGACAGCTTCCTCGCCCGTGAACTGGTCAAGTTCTTCAAACCACACAACGCCGATATAGCCGAACGGTACTTTGATTGATTTAATCTTGCCCGGATCATCTGCTCCACGGAAGTATATTTTCTGTCCTGTGCTTACCCTCGTGATTTCGAGAGGTGACACGGTGCAGTTAAACTCGCTTTCAAGACCGAGAGCAGAGATTGACCACAAAATCTGCTGATACACCGAACTGCGCAGAGTGTCGGCTACCTGACGAAAAGCACAGGCGTGCATATCCTCGTTCTTCATAAGCAAATCAATAACATTCAGACTGACGAAAGACGATTTTGTTGAACCTCTTCCGCCGGGGAAAACATATTCCGAATGTTCTTTACCCTCAATATCAAAAAGCACCGACGAAAACGACGGTGCAACCATATTAGCCGGTATTCCTTTGTACTCCGAACCGTCACTCTTTGGCGGTTCAGCCTTTTTGCGTTCAATGTCGAGATAGGCATTGTCGAGCTTTATTTTATGATTTTCAAAAACATTGTCACGGATAATATTTCTTAATTCTTTAATGGAATTAACATCACCTGTTTTAGCCTTTTTGAGAAGTGCTGCATTTACAACGAGCAAATTATTGACCAAATCTTCGTCAATCTCATCAACATTAATTCCCATATCAATAAGCATTTCCCAGTCGGCAGGAGTGTTGGCAGGCAACGAAAGTAACATATCCATAACCTGTTTCATACTCTTTTTACGGCGGCGTGACTTGCCCGAAGCCTTACCGCCCTTTGCTCCGTTTTTCACGGCTTCATCACGGCTTTGGTTAGATGTAAACGGTATTAAATTTTTCTCATTGGGCAATCACCTCACCTCTTTTATCTGATTTTCCCTCACAACACAAAACCGCCCTCAAACGAGAGCGGTCTGTGCGATTTTTTTATCTTAGGAGTTCTATATATGTCCTGTTTGTCAAACTTTCATAATACCATTATACGCAGGATAAGGGTGACATTCAATGACATTTCAAAATAATTTTACGAGAAATCGAACTTTTTTCGGAACGCCTGTAACGCTTCGCCGTGCAATCTCAGGGTATGCCTTACGCTCATTTCCATACTCTCGGCAATATCCTCCCACCTCTGACAATTTATGTAATACTCGGTCAAAATTGCAATGTAACGGTAATCGTCAAGTGCGTTGATTTTACTGCGGATTTCAGTTTTCAACCGCACAAGATTGTCAATTTCCCGATTGATTTCAGCCTGAAGGTCTGCAATCCTGTCAACAATCCGCATAGGGTCATTCACTCCTGATGTCTTAACAGGCTCGTTCTGCTTAACTGATACCTGTGCAATATTCAGCCTAAGTTTCGACAGTTCGTGTTCTTTCGTTCTGATCAGCTTATCCGAAACCCTGACCGAATATAAATAATCTTTAACTGTCAATCCGTATCACGCTCCTGTTTCATTTTTGCACCGCAATAGGGACAATATGGATACAAATCAATGTCCTCGTAAAAAGTGAGAAAGTTGCCACACTCAGAACATAAATAATTTGCATAACCGACACCCTCGCTGTCATATTCCCAACTTCCGTGCTTAATCTCTTGCATATCACACACGGTTGCTTCGTTGGGTTTACTACCGTCAACTTCGATAATATGCTTAACTGTTTCGGCATTTCGTTTTGAATTAAAGTATATCGTGTTTACACTACCGTCTGCGAACGGTATATCCAAAGCATAATCACCGGATACCTCACGGATTTTTAATATTTCTCTCATCATTTTTCACTCTTCTCAACAGGCTGATTCCAACAACTATAACAGCTAATATACACGTCACCTTTTTTTGTTTTTGCACAACCCGAAACAGCTCCTAATTTTTTTAGGCAAACCTTTGGTACTCCGTGATCAAGCTCTGCGTTCGGATAGTTCTTCAAGAACTCCGTAAGAAATGTCTTTTGCGGATGTTCGTCACTCCACTTCTGAACAACTTCGATTGCTTTTTCGGGATAATATATTTCAAAGGTTGGACACGATAAACCTTCACCGTTGTTATTACTACACAAAGGACAGTTGCTACACTTAATTTTACACAGTCCGTTCTTTGTTCTTTTCGTCATCCGCAACTTCTCGGTGAAGTAGTTTGTAGTTTTCGTACAATCAATCATTTTCTTTATTCTCCTTTAATTTTTCGGTTATTCTTTTGGTTAAGCCGTTTTCGTTGGTTAGGCATTCTAAGGCTTGCAGGGCGTTGATTATGGTTTGCTCGTTGGTTTGGGACTGATACATCTTACGAACGAAGTCGGCGCTTTTCTTTACATTATCCATAATTCTTTGTGAGAGCATACGGTATTCGTCTGCGTCGTTTCTGTCACGCTTATACTCCGTTCTGAGCTTGTCCTGCCATTCAAGGCAGATGTTTATATCCCAACCTTTATGACGGTTGTTGTAGCCTACCTTTGCAAGCCTTGAAAAGTATTTATATTCGGGTGGAGGAAAGCTTGAGTAATCAAGCTGACCGTCAATCGCCTTATCTTCAAGCTGTTCAAATACCTGTGGATTGCTGAAATCATATTTTTTCATAATATACCTCTTTCGGAGGGTAGTGGAGGGTTTGGGGCATTTTTAAAGAACCCTTTCTATATATAATATTATTTATTTTTTCTTATACGAAAGGTTATAAAAACCCTCAAACCCTCCACCACCCTCCACCTCAACATTCTTTAAAAAGTGAAATGCCGTTGAAAAAGTTATAGTTCTTGCCTCTTACCTTTTCAAATCGTTTGGCAAGCTCGGTGCTGAACTTGGTGTTTGACATACGATATTCATTGTTGCTTTCCGCCCAATCCGTATAGGCGGCATAGAGCGTGCTTGCCTGAACCGAGCCCTCTAACACACATTTATCCTCAATGAATGCCGAAATAACATCCATTTCCCGCCTGTACTCTCTCACGGTCTGAAGAACGGCAGACGGCATTTTTAAGCCCTCTTTCTGCCACAGAATACAGCCGTCAATGCACCATTTAAAAATTGCGGTCATTTCTGCCTTGAGCTTATGCGTAAGGTTCTTATCAACCTTATCCTCGGGAATCTGAACATTGAACGGTATCATATGTATTCTTCGCCATATGCCCGTGTCAGTACCTCTGATAATCGGTTTATGGTTTGTCGCCATCCACAGCTTGAACTCGGGCTTGAACTCAAACTCTTCACTGTACAGCTTTCTTGCCGTTACGGTATCATCCCCCGTAAGCTGTTTGAGAAGTCCCTCATTGAGCCTTACGCCCTCGTTCGGCTCAACAGAGGTAACGAGCCTTGCTCCCTTTAATCGTGCAATGTCGCTGTTTATGGCACTACTCTGAGAGTTTCTTACCATAATTGTTTCAGGCTGAATGTTTGCGGCATAATCGCCGAATACATCACGGATAACATCAATGAATGTACTCTTGCCATTTCGTCCCGTGCCGTAAAGGAAGAATGCACATTGTTCAGCCGTTGATCCTGTCAGGCTGTAACCGACCGCCTTTTGAATGTAGCGAATAAGCTCCTTATCGCCTGCAAAAATATCATCAAGAAATGCAAGCCAACGGGGACACTCTGCCGTTTGAGAACAGTCAACCGAAGTAATCTTTGTGAAATAATATTCGGGATTATGCGCCCTCACTTCGCCGTTTTTAAGGTTGATTATTCCGCTTGGGGTATTTAATGCCATGCGGTATTTATCCATTTGTGCCGGAAGCACGGGGATATGGTGTTCAATCTCGTTGAGCATTGCTTTTTTTGACTTGTTGGAACGGCTTGCTTTCATATGCTTTTCAAATGCTTTCGACATATCTCCGCCGCTTTCCTCATCAGTCTGCAAGTATAGCTTTGCCTCGGCTTTCATAGCCTCAACGCTCTTGTCTGCCATTCTTAACACAACTCCGATATTATCAACACACCACTTCATAGAATTGTAGTAGTACCATTTTTTCTCGGTGTAACAATACCTTACGCTATCGCCGAATAAATCAACAAACCTATCTGCGTTGCCCATATCATCAAAGGTGTAGGCACGCATTTTTTCTTCATCAACCGCTTGAACAGCCTTGCCGTCACCGATTGAAATTGAGTAATCGTTATGCTGTTTTGGGTTATAGGTCTGCGTACAGCCCGACACAGCCTTTTGCAGGGTTATAATGCCGTAGGTTGTACCGGACTGCTTTCTGTCCCACTTATCACGCATTAAACCTGATTGTCTGAAAATCGAATCCATCTTGTCGGTATCGCAACCGCACCAAAACGCAAGCATATTGCAGAATGCCATATCAGCCTCGCTCTGTGACGCATAAGCCGAAAAGTCACCGCTGTATAAGGCTCTGAAAAGATTGCCGTTTTTGGCATTGCAGGCAGCCCTTACGATATCGTCAACCGTATTGAGATTAACCTCAATGTTACGGATCTTAGGCTGTGGCTCTGTTGCCTTGCCGAGATATTTTGAATGTAACGGCTTTATGCTTTCGGTGCAATCGTTTATGTACGCATATGCAGAGCAGTAATCGCCTGTCACAACGAAAAATCTGCCGCTTTCGTACATTTCAAAGCCGCCCGAATCATTCTTAGCCTTTCTTCTGCCCTCGGGAAGAGTTCCCTTACAGATTATGTGAACGCCTGTTTTGCTCTGAGAAAACTCGGTATAACTCTGCAAAGTGTTCACAAACTCGCTGATTATGTTGTCAGCTCCGCCGTTTTTGTAGTCCTCAATATCGTTTGGCATATCATCAAGGTCAACACCGAAGAACGGTGAATTTGAGAACATAAAGCCTATGCCTGAATATTTGACGGATTCTCTGACTGCTGTTTCAAAGTCTGACCAAGTGTCCGAGTTATTCGGCATTGCAAAGCCACCCGTTCTTGGATTTATCGGTTTCTTTGAAATTCCGCTGTGCGATTTCGGATCTGGATATGACTGCCAGCACACCCAGTTTTTATAACCTTTCAATTCCTCGGGAACTGCAAAATATTTATTTTTATTTGGGTTTAAATTTGTAAAGCCCATTTTTTCACCTCCATATATGGGTATAAATACGGTGAAAATTGCATTGTTTTATGCAATTCCCGAAGAAAATTTTTTGAAATCAGAACGGTAAATCATCGTCAATCGGCATATCAACAAAGCCCTGATTTGCTGTCTGTGCAGGCGCATAACTCTGCTGTGGCTGTGCATAGGCTGTTGCCGTTGAACTCTGCGACTGCTTGAAGGTATGCTTTACTGTCGGATACTTTGTAGGATTGAGCCAGCTTACTCGCTCTTGCATTTTACCGTTGTATTCTTCGTGCTTAACGGTTACACGAACAGGCTTTTTCACAAGCTCACCGAGGAACTGTTCAAGGCTGTCATAGTCCTTGCCGTCGGGAAGTCCTGCCGCCTTGCCGAGAGCCATAACCTGATTAAAGCCGTATCCGTTTACCTGCATATCGTTCTCGGTCGGTTCTCTGCGTTTCCACAAGGTATGGAAGATATAACCGTTTTTGTACCCCTGCTCAACATCGTTTCGGATAACGAACGAAATGTTCAGGCAGGTTTTTTCCTCGCCTTTTGAATTAGTGTAGTCACGCTCCTCTGCCTTTGCTATAAGACACTCATAATCGCCCTCGGGCTTGAGTGAATCAGGCTGTGCCGCCTCGCTCCAATTTGCTTTAAATCCCATAATTTTACTCCTTTGTAATTAACTCTATCGCCTCATTGGCACTTCTGCACACTCCTGCAACAGCACCGTTGAGTTTCATCATCTGTATAAATTTCTGCTGTTTTTCGGTAGGTCTGCCCTTGGGAGTTTTAACCTCGATAAAAACCGCCCTGCCGTCTGATTTTCTGACACCGAATAAATCCGAAAATCCGGGCGGAACTCCCGTGTTGAAATATCTTCCGTCCTTTGTAAAGCCTGCTCCCACATTGATACGGAAAATATCGCAGTACGGTGCGATTGCAACACGGATTTTGTTCTGAATTGCGTGCTCTTCTGTCAAGCTATCATTCCTCTCTTTCGTGCCTGAAAATATGCCCAGCCTGTTTTGTAGCCGTGGCTTTTTGCGTATGCAAGCAAGTCCGCATAGCTGTGACAATCGTCGGGTGTGCTGAAATCAAGCTTAAAGCCCTCAACCTTAATAAGCTTTGCAGTAGTGTCGGTTTCAACGGTTCTTTCGGCTGTCGGGAAAACATAACCGCAATGTGGACACACGGCTTTCTGCCCTGCCGGCGGTGCTGAAAATGTAAAGAAACATTCGGGGCATTGTCTGACCTTTTCCTCCTGCTCCTTTTCGATTTTTTTAACACTCAGCTTTTTGCGTTTTTCAAGCGTCCATTCTCGGTCGTCATCAGGCATTCCGTGCCTTGCATAGTTACCGACATGGTCAATAATTACAGCCCTTTTGTTTGGTTTATAGCGCATACATCGCATTGACTGCTGAATGTAAAGCGTAAGGCTGTGAGTAGGACGGAGCAGAATTGTGCATTCGCAGTCAGGCACATCAAAGCCCTCTGAAATCAAATCCACATTGCAGAGGATTGTAATTTTGCCGTTCCTGAAATCGGCTATAATCTGTTCTCTCTGTGCCTTTGGAGTAGCCCCGTCAATATGCTCGGCTGAAATTCCTGCGTCACGGAATGCCTTCGCTGTTGCAAGACTGTGCTTTACTGAAGAACAGTAACAGACGGCTTTCTTACCGTCTGCAAGCTGTTTGTAATATTTGATTACATCGCCGAACACCGTGTTTTTAATCATTGCCTTTTCAATATCCGCTGTTACATATTCGCCCATTTTAGTATGTAAACCTGTAAGGTCGGCAACGCTCGGCGCATAGTAATCATACGGGGCAAGGCAGTTATGCTCAATGAGCCATTTTGTGCTCACCCCGATTATTAATTTATCGTTGACATCACCCAAACCGTCACCGTTCAGCCTGATTGGTGTAGCCGTAACGCCCACCCTCGGAACATCTGCGAAATGCTCATATATCCGCTTGTAGCTTTGTGCAAGGCTGTGATGATTTTCGTCTGTGATGATAAGTGCGGGTTTTGGCAATTTCTTCAATCTTCGTGTAAAGGTCTGCACCATACCGATTTGGCACAAATCCATAAGCACACCCCAGCGGACAAAGGTTCTGAATATTTGGTCAACAAGCTCTCTCCTGTGAACAAGGAACAGCACTCGTTTCCCGTTCCATGTTGTTCGTCTTGCAATTTCTGCGACAATGCAGGACTTTCCGCCGCCACACCCAAGGACTATGCAAGGGGCTTTGTAACCCTCTCGCCAAGCCTGTCTTACCTGTTCAACAAGGTCATTCTGATACGGTCGAAGTTGCATTGCCTGCACCCTCTCTCTGCTTTTCCTGTTTCTTCTGCTTTATCAGCTTTGCGACACACTGCATACAGAGCTGTCTGCCGTAATTTTTGGTTGTGCCGTCAATGATCTGTTTAACGGTGCGTTTACCGTCCGAAAGTATCGGTGCTTTGCACTCATCACAATACTGTTCGGGTTGCATTGAATAGTATGTTCTCAATGCTTCATCAACAATTTTAAGGTCATTTGATATGTACATTGAATCAAACAAGCCTATCGGACTTTTACAGGTATCGTTACCGTCCGTTTGTGTTGCAAAAAGATACTTGCCGTCAACGACAACAGTTTTTAAAACCGTGGTAAACATTCCCTCGACCGAGATTTTTTCGTCAAGCAACTTGCCGATTGTTTTAGCTTTCTGTCTGCCGTTTTCGTCGGTTTCAATATGGCTGAGAAAATAAACAATCGTGTCATTCGGGAGAGTTTCAACCTCTTTCACAAGCTCCCAAAAATTTTTACCGATATCGGTAAACTTCTGAAAGCCTGTTTCCTTGGCTCTTCTCATATACTCGTTAGCCATGAGATACTGTGCGTCATCAACTGCAATCGACTTGCATTTCTGCTTTTTGATAAAGTCCTCAATATCAATGTAGTTATCGGAATTGATTGAAGAAGTAAATTTGGTTCTGAACGGAAGTGATTTTCCGTTCACATTTACAAGAGCAAGTTCATTTGCTTTGAAATTTCTTAAAGAGGCAGATTTTCCGCTGCCTGAATATCCTAAAACCAATACAGGTAATCCCATAAATAACACCTCACTTAATACTTAATGACTGCTTTGATTCCATATGGACGAAGGGGATTTCTTCGCCCTTTTTGCAGAGAGCCTTGACATCATTCTTTTTCACTTCGGGCATATTGTACTTTAAGAGGTGGTCAAGATTGTGTTCCTCCGCCCACTCAACAAATGAAATTTCATCATCAACAACAAGGCTCGGAGCGTTCTTTTTAAGCGACATAACCGCTCTCGGCATATCAATCTTCTGTCTGCCGAGTGCCTGCATTGACTTAAACAGATAGGTTTTAAGACTCTCCGCCTGTTTTTCTTTTTGTGACTGTCTTTTTGCAATTGCCGCCTTTTCGGCTTTAAGCATTTTAGCCTCGGCAAGAAGCTGTTTGTAGTAGATTGCAATGCTCTCGGCTTTTTCGTCAAATTCGCCCTCAATGCCCGTGAGAGTATCGAACCACGCTGTCAACATCTTGTTGCGGTATGCGTCCACATTGGCAATAATATTACCGTCATCATCAATCGGCATTCCGTCTGCATTCGTATCAGGTTCCCATTCGTTGATAGCGTCAAACTGATTAAATAAATCCGAGTACATCTCGGTAAGCTCATAAAGTTTCATTGTTGCTCCCCCTTAAAGATTTATGTTTTGTGTGGCAAGCGCCTCTATTAAATGTTCAACCTTGCCCTTGAAAAATTCCTTCTCCTGTGACTGCTTGGCAAAATCGAGCATACGGACAAAGCTGTCATATGCGATTGAAAAATAAGCCTTGAAAACATCCTTGTCATCCGATGAACCGTCAGCCGTCTGAACATTTTGCAGTCTTTCTTCGTACTCCTCTTTCTGTTTGCGAAGAGCCTCCTGCTTTTCGTCCTCAAGCTGTTTTCTGACGATTTTTTCATTATTGCGATACTCCGCTTCGAGCTCGTCATAATGCTTAATGTTCTCTCTTTCCAAAGCCTTAATCGTTTCGTTAAGTCTGCGTTCATTGTCGCTCGGCTCTGCAACGGCAACTTCGATAGGACGGCTTTCAAGCTCCTGAACTTTATTCGTCAGCTTGAAATTTTTGTTCTTTTCCTCTGCAAGCTGATTTTCAATATTGCGATAGCTTTCTTTTGAAGTGTCCGCCTGCTGCTTGTAATAGTCGGCGTCTTTCTTAGCGTTATTGAGCTGTCTGCAATAGTCAATGCTCTTGTCGGTTGCCTCCTGCTTTTCAGCTTTAAGGCTGTCAATTTCAGCCTTTAACTGCTTGACCGTTGTGTTTTCAAGGTCAAGTTTTTCGGCGATTTCAGCCTGTTCGGGTTCGCTTATGGTAGCGAGCAAAGCAAGTTTTGTAACACCTAAATGTAAACTCGAGTTTACATTTTGAGTGTTTATATTTTCGATTATCGAAATATACTTATGAGCCTGCATTCTGCTGAAACCTACCTCTGTTTCGCAATAGTCCTCAAAGTTCTGATATCCAAGCTCCTTGTACAGCTTGTTGTCACGCATTGTTTTAAGTCCGTTGCACATATCCCATATGTTTTGCTGTGCAAGGTTTGCGCTTACGATTATCTTCTGATGCAGTTCAATTGCCTGCCTATGCTGTTCGCTTACTGTTATTTCTGACATTTTTTATATCCTCCAAAAATTCAGCGTATTGCTTTTCAAATTTCTTGATTTCATCCGGCTTTTTAAATCCGCTGTCACGCTCATTTTTGTAACCGTGACACTGCATTATTTCCAATGTTTCGGGATTTACTTCAATCGTAAAAAACGGGATTTTCGGTTTATCTTTATGACGAATGAAAAGTATTATCGTGTCACCTCTTGCGTGCCGTCTTACATATCCGCCGACGCAATGCTGTAATATTCTGCCCTCTGCTATTATTTCTTCACCGCTTTTTGGGGCAAGCATTATAAGGCTTTCTGTGCTCATCAGCAACGGAGAAAGTGTCTTTGCCATTTTTGCAATCTGCTCCGTTTCTTCTTTGTTTGCATAGAAAGCAACCTTTTCAAGTGTTCTGTCGTGAGCTTCTTCAAGATGAGCCGGCATTATTTCTTCGATACCCTCGGGAAGTTTTTGGCAGTTATCAAGATAATCCTTCCACAGCATTACTCTCCGATTGTTTTTGCCGTACTTCAGAATCTGTCTGTATGTAAGGTTATTTTTGTGAAGTTCATCTACAGCATAGGTACCGAGCTTTGACAGCTTGCTTATGAACTCGCTTGCCATATGAATGGTCGGTTCTTCCTTTATCACACTGCGGTAAAGTTCAATTGCACTTGAATCATAATCTGCGAAAAAGTGCATATCCTCCTTACGACATCCGAGCATTTTAAGCAAGTTGGTTTCTTTCCAATGAATTTTATTGAGTGAAAGTTTGCCGTCAATCAAAAGCTCTGCAATATGCTCAAAACCGCCTTTAATCAGGTATTCTGCATTATTGTGCCTTACATATATGTTCAGCCATTTGAGAATCCCTTGAACTGTATATCTGTTTGAAAGCTCATCCGCACACGAATATCTAAGATTCGTATCGGTTATTACATTGAGATTTAAAAGTACGGTTGAGCCCCAGCCTGAATACAAGGTTTTTTCAGACGGACCCCAATACCACGCAAAACCTTGTGATGTAGAGGGGATAACTCCGTCTGTCTTCAGCGGATAAAATGATTTATCGTACCAGCGATATGCAAATCTTTGCATTGCGTGCTGTTCATATACATAAAGATATTCATCCGAAAAAGTATATCGGGGCGTCATTTCGACAGGATTTTCGTTGTAAATATCTTCCGAAAATCCCTGATAAGCCGTTACAAATCTGATGTACAGCCTGCCGTCAACAGCAAAGCAAAAACCAAACTTGCGACTTCTTTCAAGTTTTTTTCTGCCGTAGTGCAGGGCTTTTGCTTTTACGCTTTCCTTGCAATGACCGCAGACAAATTCCTGATTATGACAAAGTCGGAGCTGTTCGCCGATGTGCCAGCTTTGACAGCTTGTGCAGAAATAGTCGCAGGTTCTTTTGCTTTTATTTTCATAGAAAGCATACTGCGGAAAGTACATTGCTATCTGCTTTTCATGTTCATCTGTCAGGTCAGGAATCTTATTAAGCAGGCTGTCAGGATTTTTAATCATACCGACACCTACCAATCTATAAGATTGCCGAGGTCAAGAGTAACAGGATCTGTTTTCTGCTCTGCGACATTAGGTTCTTCAAGTTCGTATTCAGACATATGTATCTGCATTGTGAAAGTAACCTTTGCTCCGGGGAAAATCTTACCGACAATCTGCTGATACACATCAAGGTCGGAAACTGCAGCGGGAAGTTTCTTTCCCACTTCGTCAATCAGGTTTTCAAGGTTTTCTGCAGCCGTAACGGCTCTTGCAAATTCCTCGTTCTGCTCTGAAAATTCGCAGAGCATTTTCTTTACCGGCTCAAGAATTGCTTTAGATTTATGGTCTTTAAGATTTTTTTTGTTGCACAACTTGATTTTTTTTGTTGCAGAGGATATAATTGAATTAGGTTTATTGTTCTTTGTGCTTGTGGCATTCACAGTGTCACAGGCACTTTTTTTATTGCTCATTTCTTCACCCCCACACATTCAAAGCCGATTGTTTCGGGTTCTGATGATTCATAGGCTTTGAGCTTATTGCGAAGTGTACGGTTTTCGTTGCGATAACCGCTTGATGTCACCAGTTCAAGGGCGAGGTCTGCCCTTGCGTTTCTCAGCTCAATGCTGAGATGTCTGTTCTCTGCTCTGAGGTTTTCAATATCTTTGAGCAGTTTTCTTTTTGTCGGGTAATTTCTTAACCGCATTGTTAATGCTCCTTTATGTATTGTCTGATTTCTTCCTTATCAAATCGCCAAAGCTTTCCGATTTTGTGGGCAGGAAGAATGCCCCTTTGTGCAAGCCGTGTTGTGTAATCAACATTAAGTGCAAGCAACCGTGCCACATACGGCACATCAATTATCACCGGCACTTCATCCCAATTGATGATAGGTCTTTCTCTCGGCATATGTACACCTCCTATTTTTCGTTGGTAATTTTGTCTGAAACGATTTCGACTGTGTCAATAAGTTTAAGTTTTGCCATTTTCTCACCTGATTTCTGTTTTACCTATCTTGATTTCTACACCCAAAGCTGTTAAGAGCCTGTCGGCATTTTCAAGAGAAATGCTCTTTTTGCCTTTTTCCCAATACTGAATAGCTCTTTTGGTAAAGCCTGATTTCTTAGCAAGCTCACTTTGCGAAAAGCCTTTTTGTTTTCTACTTTCTCTCAAAAATTTGCTAAATTCTTTAATATGCATTGATTTCACAACCTTTTTATGTTATACTATATTTAGTGGTGAACCCCAATTCACTAACTATATATAGAAAGTGAGGTGAAATTAATATGAATCATTCATCACTTAAGAAAAGTTTAATAATAGCTATGTCTTGTGTTCCGGAAGTCGAAGGTTTAGAAAAAAACGACTTGATATTAACAACTTCTGCTGGAATCATTTCAGGCAAATTACCTTCTGAGCAGGAAATAGACGATGAAAAATCTTTGTACGGCGTTTTATATAAGATTTGCAATAATACTAAAGAAGAATACTTAAAAAATATTTCTTCTACAGATTCCGAACCTGTAATTGTTGGTAATGATGGTTACATAATTTTAAAAGATGTAAAAATAAGGTCAACATCATCCAATACAATTACTCATATGCCCTTTATGGTTGTATTCTACGACCAAATCATCGGCGTTACTGTTGGAAATATTAACTGATGTTATTTTTGTTTGCTGACTTTGTACTTGCGATACAAGGTCAGCAATTTCTTTTGATGTACCTTTTACTGTTATTTCCACTTTATCTCACCTCCTCACGCTGTTTTCTGGGTGTTGCATAGTCCGTTTAATGGGACTGTGATTGTGGTATTATTGATTGTGTGGGTATTGGTTTAGTTATTAGCTTTATCACGCTTTAAGCGTAATTCAGAGCCAAAAAAAATAAAATCAATCGGGAAATCGTAAAGTTCACCGATTTTATGAACCATATCCCAGTCAGGAACATTAGCACCACTTTCGTAGTTTTGAAGAGTTCTTTCATTGATTTTAAGTCTTGAAGCGGCTTCTTTCTGCGAATATCCTGCATTTACTCTTGCCGCCGCAAGTGTGATTTTAGGATAATTAACTTTAGTGTTGAGCATTTCGTCACCTCCTTACAGCTCTAATAATATCACGCTAAAAGCGTAATGTCAAGCTAAAAACGAAATATTTTTAAAAATACCTTGATTTTTTTACGCTTTTAGTGTATGATTTAGATAAATAAAAGGTAGGTGTTCAATATGACAGATAACAGTGAAATGAACAAAAAGATATTCGCTAAAAATTTCAATTATTATCTTGCCATAAATAATAAAACTCAGGCTGATATTGTTTCAGACTTAAAAATCACAGCCTCAACAGTTTCAGACTGGGCAAATGCAAAGAAGTATCCACGAGTAGATAAAATGCAAATGCTTGCAGATTATTTTGGAATACTTAAATCGGATCTAACGGAAGAACACGCAACATCAAAACTTACTGATGATATAGAGCTTCAGGAATACCTTGAAGAACTCAAAAACAGAAGTGAAATGCGTATGCTGTTCAGCCTTGCAAAAGGTGCTACAAAAGAAGATGTTGAAAAAGCTGTTCGTATCATTGAGGCATTGCAAAAGGATGAATGA